CCGGCGATCCGGCGATCCGGCGAAACTAGCGCGGCAATTGATTTAGTTGCCGCGCTAGTTCAGCCAAAAAGCTGGAACTATTTACGCTAAGAAAAGCTGGAACTATTTACGCTAAGAAAAGCTGGAACTATTTACGCTAAGAAATTTTGCTAAACAGTTGCACCACTGGCGAAGGTTCTTCCACCAATCTGCGGATTTCGGATTTCGTCATACGTGCGAACTCGGGCACCGCGAACACGTGCCGCTTGGTCGTGTGTTCGGCACTCGCCACCCACCCACGGTCCTGCCACTTGGCCTCCTGAAGCGCGTGGAACAGCGCCGCTTGTGGGACCTTCACGCCCAACGGCATGTCTGAAGTTAGTTGGTTGCATATTTCATGGAACGGCGAAGCCACCACACCTTTGCTGAACACTCCCTTACGGCTCCGCAGCAGGTGTACCAACACGCTTTCGGCGGCAGACATACCGTGTTCGATGAGGTTTGTTCTGAACTCGGTTTCCGGCGGGGCGGCTTTCGGGTTGAACGCAGATATGTCGCGCTTGCGTAGGTAATCGCCCACCGCCGCGAACCCGCCAGCCCCGTACCATGACCAAAGCGCCTGTGCTGTGGTTGGGTCCAACCGGGCGCTGTGCGACCAGAGGCAAAACCAGCGACGGTCTTGTGACGACAAACTAATAGGCGACGGGTCGTTGCTGAACGCCAGAACGAATACCCGGTTGATCATGTCATACGGGTGTAGTCCCTTACGATTGATCGACAGGTAATCCGGCGGGGCGGCGATGATCGGCTTGAGTTTGTTGGCGAACGCTCGGCGTTGAGCAGCGTCCGGCTCGCGCATTTCGTTGACGATAAGAACTTCCGCTTCCAGTTGGTAGCCCCACTGAGAGGTGATCGTATCGCTGTCCATGATGCCCCGGTTGACCATCGCGGGTCCGCATACAGCCCACATCATGGGTGCCCAAAGGCTGTCCTTGCCGCAGCCCTCGACGCCGCCGTGTAGCACCGCGTGGTTGATCTTGCCCTCGGGGTGCTGCACTCGGTAGGCCATTACGTTGAGGATATGCTCGCGCTCGGATAGCACCGGGACCAGCGACTCACAGTGATCCATCCACGGCGTAATCGCGCCGGGGGTAGTCTCGGGGCGGGCGTCCCGCCAGCGGTTGCCGTACAACTCGCCGTTGCGTGGTACTAACACCGGCTCGCCCGCCGCGTAGGTGATCGCGGCTAGGACTTTACCGCCCTTGGCTTCGCGGTTCTCGTCGTAGGCAATGCTCGCCTCGACTTTGCGGCCTGTATGTACGGACAAACACCCAGAGTGACGGAACAGCGCGTTGAAAGTTGTTCGCGGGATTTCCTTGCGGGTGTCCATATCAAAATACGCATCATCGCACTCGACGTAGGCGAACCGCTCCCACCACTTCTCGACTTCTAGCCGCCCTAGTTCTTTGCGGTCCACATCGGCTAGCACCGCCTCGGCGCTATCGCTGAACATTGTTGTGGGGGTTAGTTGGCTCAATACGCCTTCGATGGCTTCGGCTAGGATTTCGTCGCGCAGCCCAGGGTTGTGCTTAGGTCCGCCCTCGGCCTCGACCCAAGCCAGAAACCGCTTGGAATCCCAATCGCCGCAATGCTCATGGAAGCATCCATACGCCCTGTGCAGGGGCATATAACGCCCCATCGGTTGGTTGTCGGAATGTTGGTCGGAGTTGGGGCACTTGACGCCCCACCAGCCGGTAGCGTTGCCCGCCTCTAGGACTTCTCCACGGGATTTCAGCCAAGCCAGCACATCGTCATCGCCAGTGTCGGTGAGTAGCGTAGGGCGCGCGCTAGTAGTGTCGGCAGCCGCCGGGGTGACGCCCAGCGCCGCGCAGATGTCGGCTAGGTCGTACTCGCGGTCGGGGTGGAACTCGGCCAGACGGGCGATGAACCCGTTCTTGAAGTTCTCACTGTCCGGGATACGGAAGTTGCGTACCGGGTTGATCACGCCCTTGTCGGTGTACCCAGCCTCCGCGATGGCGTTGATAGCCGCTGAGAACTCACCTGTGGTTGGCTGAGTTTTGAACGTGTAGCCATACTGGAAGTTACCCTGCGAGGTTTCCATAACCCACGTAGGGTCCAACGGTGGCACCTTGGCTTTGGTGCCCACGTCGTCCAGCACCAGCACCAAACAATGCGTGGCGTTGGCCGCAGACGCAGATATGCGACCGGCCATGCGCCCCAAGATAAAACTAGCCGTGTTGCCGTACCAAGCGCCGCCTTCGACGTATTGGATGGGGTACGCAGCGGGCCACACATACTTGGGGGTGCCGTCGCCGTGTTCGCCTCGGGCGCGTTTTTGGCGCACCAGTAGCGCGGTTTCGCCGGGTGGGGCTAGGCCGGACAGGTAGTCTACGAACTCACTCATCTTCGGCCTGGATGCTTGCCAGTTCCTCGGCGGCCTCATCGGCCATGATCTCATCTCTTGCCAGTTCCTCATCGGTCAGGATGAGTTCCTCATCGGCCTGGATGCTTGCCAGTTCCTCGGCGGCCTCATCGGCCATGATCTCATCGATCTCGTCGGTCATTTGCCGTATCGCCTCATGGTTTTGATTGAAACTTCTAGCGGTAGTCCTTCCGCCCACTTTGGGGGCGTACACATCGCCCGTCTGATACCTTCCGTCCGGTCGTCGGCGCACTCGACTACGATCTCATCGTGGACGTGTAGTACTACGTCCGGGATAAGCCTGAGCGCGTGGCGTAGTACATCGTTCGCGGCGGCTTGGCAGATGTTCTCACACGCCAAGCCCTTCCATAGTTTGGCGCGGGGCCACTCGCTGGCGGCGGCGGATGGTTTCCATGCCGCTTTGGCGTACCAAATATCGTCATCTTTCTTCCGCGCGAACGGGTAGCAGATGATCCGTCCGCTTGGCAGACAGCACCATAGATGCGCCCCATCGTACATATAGTGTACGCGGCCAGCGGACTTCGGCACGTTGGGGTCGCGCAGCGCGCCCATGTAGGCGGTTTCTAGGTCGGACCAGTATTTTACCGCCCACTGGTTAGCGCCACGCCACCTGCGTACCACTTCCTTCGCTTGGAGATCGCTCACTGTCATCCCGTACACCCGCCCCATAGAGGCAAACGCATTGGCCCCGCCACCGTAGCCGCACGCCAGTACTGCGACCTTGCCGATCTGGCGCAACGCTTTGGTGATAGGTACGTTGGGGAATAGCTTAGCCGCTTCGCTAACGTATAAATCTTCCCCCGCGCGGTACACATCCAGCACATGCTCGCCGTTCGTTGAGAGCCATGCGTTCATGCGGGCTTCGATAGAGGACCAATCCGCCACTATCAGGTTATTGCCCGGCGCGGCTATGAGAGCCGGGCGCAGCATACCGCGCAGCGTTTTCATGACCCCCGGTAGCGGCCCGCCGTTTGCCATAAGTTCTGCGGTGACTTCGGGGTCATCGTCGCAAGCACGCGAGAAGTTGTGGACTTGCAGCCCGTAGCTGGATGCCCTGCCGGTAGCAGAGCCACCAGAGAATACGAACGAACCGCGTATGCGCCCGCCTTGGCCCAACTCGGTCATGCGGGCGAACTTGGACACGGACGACATAGCCAAGTCATCGACCATCTGGACTACATCGAGAACGCCGGACGATACATCAGCGGACGCCAGCAGCTTCGCCCGAACAGATTTGTCCAGCGACACTTTATCGTCCACCATCATGATCGACTTGTCGGGCACTCGGTCCCACACCCAACCGCGTAGTTTGGGCGAACGGGGGGAGTCAATACCCGTTGCGCCCCTCACCCGCGCCTGGATTTCGGTAGTCTCCGCAGCGGCGTACCGTTGCGCCGAAACCGCCAACTCGTGGTCGTACAGAACCCCACGGTCGTTGATGTGTTCGTTTACGTGGTAGTCGGCTAGTTCTTCGCCCGACAATGGCCGCATGCTTTTGCTGATCGACCGCATGGCACGGACATCTTGGGCGCAGTACTCGGTCAACTCCGCGAGCAACTCGGGCGTGTGCTGGAACGGCGGCACGCACATCTTGCGTATGAGCGCCGCGCCTGTGCGGCTCTTACGCATACCGCTGCCTGTGAACCGGCCCACATCCTCCAAACTCCCCGGCATAGCGTTAGCGCGGGCTTGCGCGGCGGTGCAGTAGAACCGCTCGATGGGCAAGTTGTGTGTCTTGTTGAGGATAAGCCGCTCAAACGCGGCGTTGTGGGCGCGGATTTGATGGTCGCCAAAATCGGGGATGCCCTCGCGCACTTCGCCATCGTCTATGGCGTAGCAGCAGCACAGGATTTCGGTAGTCGGATGCTCCGCGTAGTTGTACGCCCCATGAAGTTTGAGGTCGCACTCGCTACGGGTTTCTAGGTCTAGCCAGATCATAGCGGGGTAGCGGGGGCGTCTTAGCCCCCGCGTTTCCTTACTTGCGGCGCGACTTAGCTTCGCCTTCCATCGGAAGCCATTTTACGATTTTGAACACGGGCGTGTAGATGCGCCCGTAACTCTTGTGCTGGTAGTGTTCCGTGCCGAGGACGATCACCGGAATGGGAGTGGTCTGGTCCGTTTCCACATGATCGGCCAGCGTAGCGGCGAGGTCTTGAAGTGCCCTCTTGCCGCCAACGCTGGTCGTGCAGAACCGCACTTCCAACCCCTGATCCTCACCGCTCATGCACTTGAGGCTGACGCCGATCTGATCTTCCCAGCCCTTGGTCGCGCCAGTCGGGGCGGGGCCGATTTCGGGCTTGGGCGAGGTCACACTCGCCATACGCTCGCCCAGGACGACACCATCCCCCCAAGCGATATACCCGTGAACAAACGAGAACGGGTTGACGGCCCACTCGGTGCCGTCCACTACGTCGGTGTGGTCGGCTCCGTACACCCAGTGACCCGTCTTGTCCATCTTGAGGATCACGCCCCCCGTGGACAAACCAGTCTGGATGTTACGCAGCGATGCGGTGATCGAGGCTACGGGCAAGCCCGCGTTTTCGAAGATCGCCAGAACTTTAGTGTCGGTCATTAGTTCACCCTGTTAAGAGCGGCAGAGAGCCTACTCATGTTGAAGGACTCGCGCCGTGGGTCATCCACGGGCGCGAGGGTAACACCGGAAGATACCGCCTCTACCAACCCTTCCGGTAGCGACTTCTTGCCGAGGATTTTCTCGACCTTGGCGGGGGACACCAGTTCCATAAACTTGCCGAGGTTGCCGGTGTCCGTAAGAAATTCTTTGGTGGCGGTTTCGTCTACCCACCTGCGGTTGGCGCGTTTGTCCACCAGCTTCCACCCCGGTACGGGGGCGTCGTTGGACATCATGGTGATGGCGAGTTCCTTGAGGTCGTCGATCCACCCCTGTAGAACGTCGGCTTCTTTGAGATACGCACCGATGGTCACGGCATCCAGCAGTTGCAACTTAGATTGCAACGCCCGGTCCACCGCGCCGGTTACTGCGGGGCAAACGGGGCGAGCAGCGCACCAGCGGCAATGCTTACCGGCGTTGAGCGACTTTTCGTTGCTCATTACGGCGTTGCGGAGTTCGACTTCAAACGCCTGTAGCCGTTCTCGGGTAGTAATCCAACGCCGGATGTTGGGCGGTTGGATGATGATGAGTTCGATCTCGTCCACGTTGGCGTATTCGCGTTTCCGCATCGCTGCGGCTGCGTAGAACATGAGTTGCGCGTTTTCTTTGGCGTCTACCATAACGCCGTCCCCGAACTTCCAATCGAGTACAACCGCTCGGTCGCCCAAGCGTCCGATGATGTCAGCGGTGCCGAAGGCGTTGGGGATGTACGCGCCGAACTCGACCTTGACTTCAAGTTCGTAGTCCGTGCATCCCACGGCGTTGAACAACGCCAGCGCCGGGGTGAGTTTGTCGTCGATGAGGTTCTGAGTGATGACCTCCTCCTTGTATGTGAGGCCGAGGACGTTGGTATCACCAGTGACCATACGCGCTATGGCGTCGTGCAGCAGAGTGCCTTTGTCGGCAAAGCGGCTAGACGGCAGACGCGGGACAGTTTCGCAGAGGGCGCTTGAGCCTGGGCAAGCCATGACGCGGGCGGCTGTACTTCCGCCAACAGTTGTTGAGTGCATGTGCTGTTCTCCTTCCCCCTCAACATAGTGCAACATAACCTATTGTCAAGAAGTTGGTTGCAGCCTATATGTACCGCATGAGAGAAGCAGAAATCGAACGGCGCTTCGCGTGGGTTGTGGCCCGCATGGGCGGAAAGACATGGAAGTTCACCTCACCGGGGCGTAGTGGCGTTGCGGATCGCATCGCGTGCTTGCCCGACGGGAGTACTTGGTTCGTAGAACTGAAAGCGCCCGACGGTCGGCTGTCGCGGTTGCAACAGGTATTCGCCGCCGACATGCAGCGGCTAAAGCAGAACTATGTGTGTATTTACACGTTGGAGGACGCGGATGGTTTTGCGGCCCTATCAGCAAAACGCGGTTAGGTTCCTGCGAGCCAACCCCCGTAGCATGGTCCTCGCGCCGGTCGGCGCGGGCAAGACGGCTATCGTACTCACCGCGATGCAGGACGCGCTGCGTGATGGCAGCGTAAAAAGGTTCCTTGTCGTAGCCCCCAAAAGGGTAGCCCAATATGTGTGGCCCGTAGAGGCTCCGCTATGGGCACCGGGGTTGGACGTAGCCGTAGCGGTAGGCGCTCCCACCCGCCGCGCGGCTGCGTTCAACTCTGCGGCGCAAGTGGTCGTAACCAACTACGACAACTTGCAAACCATACCGCATGTAAACTTCGACGGCGTGGTGTTCGACGAACTTACCCGGCTCAAGAACCCGGCTGGCGCTAGGTTCAAGGCGCTGTTCAATAGCGTCAAAAGCCCGGTACGTTGGGGGCTAACCGGGTCGTTCACCTCCAACGGTCTTATTGATGTGTTTGGGCAATGCAAGATCGTGGATCAGCAGTTGCTCGGGCGTAGCCGTGGCGCGTTCTTGCAGCAGTATTTCGATCTGGTAAACCCGCAATTCGGTGAGTGGGAACCCCGTAAGGGTAGCCTTGAAAACGTCATGGCCCGGATCAAACCGGCTACGTTCGTGCTGGACCCCGGCGTGTACACCAACACTTTGCCGGAAGTGCATACGGTATTCCTGTCGTGCGATATGCCGATGGGCGAGTACAACGAGATGAAGAACAACTTCATCCTGCGGTTCCCTACCACAGACGCCATCGCGGCTAACGCGGGCGTCGTGACGGGTAAACTGCAACAACTCACCAGCGGGTTTGTGTACGCTTCCGAAAGCACCCCCTCCAGTGTGCCGGGCGCATACGATGTTACCCGCACCGTTCACCGGACGAACCGGGCTAAGTTTGATCTGCTAGATAGTCTGCTGGAAGAGAACCAACGCGCAAACACTATCGTCGTGTACCAGTTCCGCGAGGAACTAGCCGAACTACGGCGCAGTTACCCGCACTCGGTTACGCTGGACGATCCCGATGCGATTGACCGATGGAACCGGGGCGAGATCGAACTGCTGCTGGTTCACCCCAAGTCAGCGGGGCATGGCCTAAATCTGCAACACGGCGGCAACAAGATAGTGTTCTTATCCCTACCGTGGTCGTGGGAGTTGTACGAACAAACCCTCGGGCGGATACACCGTTCTGGTCAGCAACAGGATGTGTGGTGTTATATACTCAGCGTGAACGGAACGGTCGATGAGCGCATCTGGGCGGCGCTCCGCGACAAAGCGTCTGTGTCTACCATAGCCCTTGGAGAGTTAAGATGATGAACTGGCTGGCCTTTACCAAGAAGGTGTCCAGTATACCGGAGAAGCAACTGGAACGCATGCTGGACACGGAAACCCGCCCTTCCTTCATTGTGCGTATTCACCAGCGGTTCACGAGACTGCGGGCGGACCGCGAGCGTAGGGCGCTGCTCACGAGGCTGGGCCGTGACTGATCCCTACTTCGTAATGGCTATTGTGACGGTGCTGGCGCTGGCGGCGCTGCTGCGCCCGTGGAACTGGTAGATGTCAGTACTAGCGTTCGTTCTCGTGGCGCACATGCTGGGGCCGGTCAGCACCGGCCTGTACTACCCAGGCATCGTGCTGTGTCAGGCGGAAGCAGCAGCGCGGGCCGGTGACGGCATCGTTTACACATGCGAGGCAAACAGATGAGGAAGTCTAACTGGGGTTTCGCTGGCATCGACAGCGCCCCGATGCGGCAGCAGCGGGCGTCGTATATCGCCACCCATACCACCGACGAAGCCATCGCCCTCGGGCTGGTGAAGGTTCAGAAGGTGCCTCCGGCTTATGTGGGCTCTGTGCTTGGCGCGCCCCGGCTGCCTCAAGCGAATGACGTGGCCCCGCTCCCCAAGGGGTGGGCGCATAAGAACGCTTCGTTCGCGAGGGGGGCCGCCAGCGCCCGTAACAAAGCCGCTGCTCGCGGCCCTACCGGATGGAGCGGGCGTGTGGTGAACCTGCTCACGCAGCGCGGTGATCCGATGACGGTGGCGGAAATTAGCGCCGTGTTTACGCGCCGGGACCGGGTTGGCGATGAGTGGTTGCGCTGGTTGCTGGCTAAGTTGTGCGGCGATGGTGTGGTTGTCCGTAACGCCGTACACCCTGCTACGTTCAGGGTGAAGAAATGATCCGCGCCGCGATCTTGGACCAAGCCCGCGATTGCATCTGTGTTGACCGTCAGGCGACATACGGTGACCCGCACGAGCATTTTACGGCGGTCGCCAACGTGTGGAGCGTGCTGCTTGGCGTCCGCATCGAGGCCCACCAAGTGCCGCTGCTAATGGCGGGGTTGAAGCTGGTGCGCGCCAGCACCAACCCCAAGCACATCGACAGTTGGGTTGACCTAGCTGGCTATGCCGCGTTAGCAGGAGAGATCGGTGCCTAGTTACGTCCGCCCATCCCAATGGAGTCGCCTAACCCCTGCCGCTGCCGTCAACAAGCAGGTCCACAAAGAGGACCGGGCCGAACGGAGCGCGATGGCGAAGGCCGAGATGTGGTGGCGGTTTTACATGCGAAATCGTCGTTTCAACATCAACAACAAGCGGTGACCGATGAAAGCCTCCACAAAAACACGCCGCGGGGCGACCTACAGCGACACAGCCGAAGATATGCAATGGCTACGCGACACTGCATTGCGCGGGTATGACGTTCCCGCATTCGGCGCGGCCGCTTGGTACGGCAACGATGATTGCCCGCTGGAAATTGCGCTGTTCGCCAGCAACCGTCCGCTCGTATCGGACTCGCCAATCCTTACGCTAGTTCTGACACTAGGCCCCGATAACCTTTCAACGTACCAAGCTCGTAATGCTCGCCGGTTTCTACTACTGGAAGACGATCCGATCGGCCCGTTCACCACGGGAGCGGAAGCAATCGACGCGATGTGCCGATGAACTGGCGCGAACGCATCCTGAAAGCCCTAGGCAACGTCCGGTTGTCTGAGATTGAGCCGGTCGGGTGCGTGGTGGTGAAGATCGGAGAGAAGAAATGAACATCGAACGGGTTGCTCAAGTTACCGCGCTGTACTCAGGGGCGCATGCAGCGAACGGCGCGAAAATGTGCGCTATGGAGGCGGTTGCGTTGGTCGCCGGGGAACCGTGGTCGGACCATCCGCAATGCGCTTGCCCGGTAATCGGCGCGTTCATGCGGTCATGGAACGATGGCTTGCCGGATGCCGACCGCACCCGCCTGTTGCTCCCGCTAGTGCCAAAGTTGGTTGGCACACGCTCGACCCCAGAGGTTGAATCCGCGCGTGCGTGGATGGCGGTCGATTGGCTGACCCGCACGCAGACAGTCGCGTGGTTGCGCCTCGCCAAACTCGACACCCACGCTGACGCAGTTGCTGCACTCCCGGAACTGACAGCAACGACTTGGGGAGCGAGCGCGGCGACTGTGGACGCTGCGTGGGACGCTGCGGGGGACGCTGCGTGGGCCGCTGCGAGGGCCGCTGCGGGGGCCGCTGCGAGGGCCGCTGCGGGGGCCGCTGCGGGGGCCGCTGCGGGGGACGCTGCGAGGGCCGCTGCGGGGGCCGCTGCGAGGGCCGCTGCGGGGGCCGCTGCGGGGGCCGCTGCGGGGGACGCTGCGGGGGACGCTACGAGGGACGCTGCGTGGGCCGCTGCGGGGGCCGCTGCGGGAGCGAGCGCGGCGACTGTGGACGCTGCGTGGGACGCTGCGAGGGACGCTGCGTGGGCCGCTGCGGGGGCCGCTGCGGGGGCCGCTGCGAGGGCCGCTGCGGGGGACGCGCTCGCCCCCACCGTCGCCATGCTCCAATCCTCCGCAGTCAAACTTGTCGAACGTATGATCGAGGTGAAGCCATGACGGACAAACTGACGGAGAAGGTGGCGCGGGCGCTGGCGAATGCGGTTGGCGCTCGCAACGGCGCACCATACATCGTGAACCCGCTGGCGCTGATGAAACCGGAAATGCGCGAACGGTTTGAGGATGACGCACGCGCCGCCATCGCCGCAACCGGCGTGAGGGAACTGCTGGAG